GATGCGTTGGATGAGGAACTGCAGCACAAGTATTATCAACTGATTGCAGAAAACCCTCCGGAAGAGGTAGAACGGCCAGAGCCGGAAGTAGAGAAAGTTGCGATTGATGAGTTTACCGAGGATGAACGAAAGGAAATTGATTTCTGGATCGACCTCACCAAGCGCTGGCAGTCATATAGAAAAATGCCGGGAGTTACTTCCCTGGCTGAAGTAGATAAAAAGTTCGTAACGCTCTGCAGCCTGGAATATCCAGAGCGGAGCATATCAGTAGATACGCTTTACAGAAAATGGAATGCCGTGAAGGCTGATGATATGAAGGCGCTGGTTGATAAGCGGAACAAATGGAAGAAAGGGACAAGCTCCATAGATGAAACGATATGGCAGGCTTTCCTGTACTACTATCTGGATGAAGCCCAGCATCCGGTAACCAAGTGCCTGGAGTACACAAAGATGTGGGCGCAGGAAAAGCGTCCGGATCTGTATACGCAGATTCCGGCCTATCCTTCTTTTTACCGGAGACTGAAAAGTGTTCCGGAGGGAGTAAAGGTTCTGGGCCGTGAAGGTCACAAGGCATTCAATGACCGCTGCGCTCCATACATCAAACGTATTTATGATGAGATGCAGAGCAATGAGTGGTGGATCGCTGATAACCACACCTTCGATGTAATGGTGAGGGATAAGTCAGGCAAGCTGCACAGGCCATACCTGACAGCCTTCCTGGATGCAAGAAGCGGAATCTTTACAGGGTACTACATTACATATAATCCAGGTTCAGAGGCAACGCTGATCGCGCTCCGGAAGGGAATCCTGGAATATGGAATCCCGGATAACATCTACGTGGATAACGGTCGAGAGTTCCTGACCTTCGATATTGGCGGCCTTGGCCACCGGAAGAAGAAGCCGAAGAATGGCGAGGAAACCTTTGAACCGCCGGGTGTATTCAAACGCTTGGGAATCAATATGACAAATGCTATCGTCCGAAATGCGAAGGCGAAGATCATTGAGCGCCGGTTCAATGATGTGAAGAACGGTCTTTCCAGACTGTTCAATACTTACACGGGCGGCAGCGTGGTGGAAAAGCCAGAGCGTTTGAAATATGTTCTGAAGAAAGATGCCATTTATACAGACGATGAGTTCCAGGAGTATGTGGATGCAATTCTGAAGTATTACTTCAACATGATGGAATACGATGGCCCGGTGGCAGAAGATAAAGGAAAGCTCAAAATGGATGTGTTTAATGAGCATCTGATTAAGCGCCGGGTGGCAGCCGCAGAGGAATTGAACTTGATGCTCATGAGAAGCAGCCGTCCGCAGGCCGTGGGCCGCCGGGGAGTGCATCTGGATATCAACGGAGGCCGACTGGAATATTGGAATGATGAACTGTTGATGAAACATTTCGGTGAGAAGGTATACTTCCGGTACAATCCGAATGACCTGAAGGAAGTCCGAATCTACAACCTGGAAGACAAATATCTGATGACGGTTCCGGTAGATAATACGGCGGTTCTTACATATGGCGCTACCAAGGATGATGTGAAGGCCGGAATGGCAGTGACCAGGAAGCTGGAGAAGATCGCGAATGAATATAAAAAGAACGTGGTCATCGCAGAAGCCGACCGAGTTACCGCGCTGGATCTGGTACTTCGCCAGGCACAACGCAACAAAGAAAGCTACACAGGCAAAGCAGACCCGAAGGTACTGGAGGTTCAGCGGGCAGATGAAACACCGGTATATCAGAAAGTGGTCGGCGGAGTCGATCTTGACACAATGATTGAAAATGCAGCCAAAAGGCAGGGAGGTAAATGATGGGAAAACAGTATAATACAGAACTTCAGGCGAAAGTTGAAGCGTACATGAAGGAAACGGGAATCAGCCAGGCAAAGCTGGCCCCGATGATGAACCTGAGCGGAGCGGTATTAAGCCAGTACCGCCGCAGCGTTTATGACAAGGGTGATGTAGAGGATGTAGAGCGTAAGATCCGCGAGTTCTTCCAGATCAAGGAGGAGCAGGCTGAAAACGCCAAGAAGACCGAGTCTTTCAATGCAGTACGGGGATATGTGGCAACCTCTATTTCGGAGAGCATTTACAAGATGATCCGTTACTGCCAGCTTGAAAAGGGGATCGTAGTTATTGACGGAGATGCCGGAATCGGAAAGACCAAGGCAGCCACCAAGTTCCTGCGGGACAACCCAGCAACGGCAATCTATATCAGCACCACACCGAGCACCAGCTCTGTAAGAAGCCTTTTAAGGATGATTGCAAGAGCGTTGAAGATTTCGGAAAACCAGAGAACAGAAGACCTTTCCATTTCAATCCGTGAACGGTTGAGAAGTTCTGATAATGTCCTGATTATTGACGAAGCCCAGAACCTGAAGTTCATGGCCCTGGAAGAAATCAGAGGCTGGGTGGATGAAGACCCGATCACTGGAAAGCCTGGCATTGGAATCGCACTGATCGGAAACGATGAGGTCTACAACAAGATGCTTGGAAGACAGGAGGCAATCTTCTCACAGCAGTTTAACCGGACGAAGCTCCACGGGCGGTACCGGGCTACGAATGTAACTAAAGAAGATGTTGAGAAGTTATTCCCATCCCTGGTGGAGAAAGGAATGACGCCGGAGCTGACATACCTCTACAATGTCGGCCACAGCAAGTGGGGAGTGCGCGGCATGGTAAACGTATTCACAGCAGCCGCCAATAACCAGGATGTTTCCCTGGAAGGTCTGCAGAAGGTAACAGGCCCGCTGGGAATCTATTTATAAAATCAATCAAACGGAGGTAAATGCAATGAAGTACATGACAGGAAAAGCAAAAATGATGGTGACAGGGATTGCGCTTGGAACGGTGGCCGCCGGGGGAATGGCGGCGCTGATCGCAGCGGGCAAGGTTGGAGTGATCGGAAGCCTGGTTGTGGTATTCCTGATGGCTCTGGCGGGAGTTAGCGGCTGGATGATCGGTATTCAGATGCGGGTGAAGATCGAACATGACCGGGCATGGATGAAAGGATACCGTGATGGAAGGGAGAATTCACTCCCGCCAATCACCGTAACCACCGAGCGTATGCTCATCCGGTACAGGGAAAATCCGGGGCTGTAAAGCCCCACCTTAATGCAGCCATCCGGAAGGATGCCGGTCACAAGCCCGGATAAAGGCAGAGTGAGGTAAAACTGAATAAGGAGGTAAGTGCAGCGTGAAGAACGGAAAGAAGCCGACACTGGCCCAGAAGAAGTTCCTGCAGGGGAAAGGGCTGGTACCGGAGAACTGGCTGATCGTGAAGGATACGCCGGTGGAGCTGGTGGTAGTCAGCCGGGCCGCGCTCCTTAAAAGAACAGGGAAGACAAGAACTTTCAGGAAGGAGCGCCTATGAAGGTTATGGAAAAAAAGGCTGTGCCAATGCCAGAAGATCTGGAAAGAGAGTGGAACGAGGTAAGGGTCTGCTTCCGGCTGCTTCGGTGCAGGAGAGCCAGAATTGTGACGAAGCGGATGCCGGACGGCTCTGCGAAGCGGTACACTGAGGTCAGAAAGGCGGGTGGATGACATGGTACAAAGAGAAGAAATGTACTTTGAACCGCGCTGCGTAGGCTCTGACCTGCGTATTCGCTGGTATGGTGAACAGTATTCAGCGCCGGAGCTGGAGCACCATTATGAGGAGACGGTATACATCCGGGACAGCGGAAAAGAGCTGATGGTTTACAACATGGAGGCAGACTGCTGGGATGAGAAGGCGAAGATAAAAGCAACCTTTTCTCTGATCTGCAGGATTCAAAAGCACAGTACCGGATTCCGGTACGGTAGGAAAATCCAGTAGGAGGATTAAAGATGAAATATAAGATCAGTAATGCTTATGCCGTCATCAACGGGGAAGAGATACAGGTTGGAGTTGCATTAGGGCAGGAAGATTTGCCAGAAAGCCCGTTTACAACAGGATATGTTACCAATTCAGAATATGAACAGGGATTGAAAGAGTTCCGATACGGAAAAGCCAGGATTGGCGATCTTGTTTATCATGTGGTTGCCAGGTTTGAAAACTTTGTATCTGCCAGTCCTGTAGAAGCGAGATGGATAAAGGAGCTGGAGTTAATGGGATATGATGTATCAAAACTCAGATATGAAATTAAAGAAAGTTAGGATTTCCAGGGGCGTTTGCCCCTCCTAATGCAGCCGCCGGTAAGGCGATGGTCGCAAGCCCATGAAATGCAGAGCGGGAGAGGAGGTCTATCATGACTGTAAGCAAGAGAGTAGCCAAGAGTGGCGCGGTTACACTTCCGCGTCAGCTCCGCCAGGAGACTGGCATTCTTCCGGGTGTTCCGGTAGATATCGAAGCAGATGAGGACGGGGTACATATTCGTAAGCATGTTCCTGCCTGTCACTTCTGCGGAACAGTGGACGATGTTAAAACGGTCTGCGGCATTGAGATCTGCCGCGGATGTGCAGAAAAGATCATGGAGGAGTTTAAAGGATAATGGATGCGGCGGAAGTAAAAAAGAAGGTTGACCGTCTGGCCGAGTTAGACCGCCAGATGGCTGCCGTTAAAGGTGAAATGGAAACGATCAAAGCCTGGTTCGAGAAGCAGGCTACGGATGATCTCCGGGACACGAAGAGTAAAACCGTAGAATATTGGGGAAACGAAAATTCCAAAGTGGTGGTCGGAAACAGCGAGACCGTGAAACCAATCTCCATGACAATGGTAAAGAAGCTCCTGGGGGATGTCTTCAAGGACTTTGTAAAAGAAGATGTTTCTTATAGTATGTCAGCCCCGGCAAAGCGGCTTTTTTCCATGATGTATATGGGAAATTTCACCGAGGGAAGCCTGGACGCTACGATCAGCGCCATCACAAAGGATGAGAAGATCCAGAGAACACTGAAGAAGAAATTGAAAGGCAAATATGAAAAGGACACAGAAACCCTGATGAAACTGGTGGGCCTTTCAAAACAGGAAGCCAGTGACTGGGCTTACCTGGCATCCGAAGTGATCAACTGGGAATGGATGCTGCAGATATTAAAAGCGGCAGAGTGGGGAGGCACACCGCAGGAAGCGGTGGAAGTGATCCGGGCAGCCATATTCGTGGATGAAGGAATCAAGGTAACTGTAGAGGCGGAAAAATAGCAGGAAGGAGCAACGGTAAATGCGAAAGATAGAATCATTCCAGATGAAGAAAATCTATGCTATAGGTCATGCTTTGGGAATAACCGGAAATGGAAGCGAAGATGAGCTTCATATACTGGTGTCGGGCGTTACAGGTAAGGATTCCATAAAGGAACTTTCCTACCAGGAGGCCATGGCGGTGATTAAAAGGCTGGAGGATCTGCAGGGCGGTACCGCTGCTCCGAAACCATCCAGCAGAAAGCCGAAGGAACATTCACAGAGACCAGGAGGCGTGACCAGCGGCCAGCAGAAGAAAATCTGGGCTTTGATGTACGAACTGAAGAAACGCGATAAGAGTCCGAATGAGGTTCCACTGGGAGACAGACTGTGCGCGGTCATTAAGAAAGAATTGCATGTAGACGCTATTGCGAAGAATCCCTTTGCATGGCTCACCTTCAGCCAGGGAAATACCCTGATTGAAGTTTTAAAAGGGTATTTAAAAAGCCTGGAACGGAAGGAGGCGGCCAGCGATGGGATTGTTAGACCATGTGAAGATAGAAAACCTGGATGAAGATCAGAGAAAGATGGTAGAACTGGTGGGCCTGGACGGGTTTAAAAGTCTTGTCCGGGCTTTTGGCGGCACTACAATCTATATTCCGAAGGCAGAGAGCCTGGAACGGGCGGCACGGGATCAGAAGATCCGGGAAGAATTTGACGGAGGAAATTATAGAGAGCTTGCCGCGAAATATGGACTTACCGAGCGCTGGGTGAGATTTATCCTGTTCGGAAAACTGGATAATCTGGATGATGACATGGAGGGTCAGATGAGCATCTATGATTATCCGGAAGCATTTTAAAAAGTGAAGTAAATTAGTGAAGTGCTTCAAAAGACAGTTCACGGGCCTAAGAGGTACACTTGTGTCAGAAACATGAGTGTATCTTTTTTTATTGGAGGAATTACTGGATGGATGAAGGATGGATCATAACAACCGCCATTACGTTGGGTATTGGCGTAATCTCGTATTTTTTAAAAAGAACCATGAACCAGTTGGACTGCACAGTCCAGCAGCTTCAAAAAATAGAACGGGATTCTGTAACAAAAGCAGATCTGAAGGAAACCACAGACGAATTAAAAAAAGACATCAATAAGATCCGTGAGGATTATACACCCAAGGAGACTCACAGTAAGGATTTTGATGGGTGCCAGAAGGAGATTAAGGAGATCCGGCAGAATTACCTGACAAAGGATGATTTCATTCGTGAGATCAATAAGGTGGATCGGAAAGTGGAACAGATGTTAAATATGATGATCGAAATGACAAGAAATGGAGGTTCACAATGAACAGAGAACAGGAAAAGAGAAGACTCCGGGCAGGAGCTTTTATGGTGAATAACGGCAGGGTACTCATGACAATCAACCTGCTCCGGGAAAAGTACAATGCTTTAAGAAGTGTTGAAAAAGGTTTAAAAGCGGAGGGGATTGAGCGTCAGGAGTTCATCGACTCCGTGAATTTTCTCCATGAGGAAGGATACATCTATCTGCGTGATATGGAAAGCAGGGAACCGGCTAATCTGGCCGATGTGGAATATCAGACGCTGGAAGCAAAAGTAACCGGCAAGGGCATCCGGCTCCTTGGCGGCGGCATCACGGATGAAATGGTTGATCTGGACGGCTGATGGAACAGGAGCGTAGAAGACGCAGCACAGGAAAGGTGGACAGACTGCCGCCGGAGCTTAAAGACACCGTGGAGCAGATGCTCCTTACTGGCTGCACTTACAAAGAGATCGTGGCTTTCCTGAAGGCGAATGGTGAGGAGATGAGCCAGATGGCTATCTGTACCTACGCAAGGAAGTATCTGGCCACGGTAGAGATGATTAACGTGGCACAGAGCAATTTCTCCATGCTGATGGATGAAATGAACCGGTATCCGGATCTGGACACTTCGGAGGCACTCATCCGTCTGGCGAGCCATCATGTCATGAATGCCCTTACCAACGTGGATGAGGAGCAGATGAAGGAAGTGCCGATTGAGAAGC